AGAACAAGGCAGGTGGATTCTGGTACACATCAGAGAAAAAAGATTATGATTATGTTACCAATAGACTAGCACAGGCTAATACTGACAAACAAATACAGTTTGGTAGAATTATGCGTATGAGAGCTCTAATGGATTACACTAGTAAGGAAGCTTATGTAAAAGGTATACTTGGTAATGTAAGTAGTAAGTGTATTGTATTTGCTAATACCCAAAAACAAGCAGATAGAATGTGCAAGCATAGTTATCATTCTAAAAATCCTAAATCAGATGAGAACCTTGAGTTATTTTCTGATGGAAGGATTGATAAACTATCCTGTGTGTTACAGTTATCAGAAGGTGTTACAATACCAGGCCTCAAAGCAGGTATTATTATGCATGCATATGGTAATGAAAGAAAGACAGCACAAAGAATAGGAAGATTACTCAGGTTAAATCCAACTGAGACAGCTACATGTCACATACTTATGTACACAGGTACACAAGATGAGAAATGGGTGGCTGATGCAGTTAAAGGATTTGATCAATCAAAAATTAAATATTATAATCCACTTAAAAAATAACGTTATGGGAAGAATGAAAGAGCTCTTTATTGAGCAACAAGAAGAACTAGAATACCGTGGTGCACATGATGCAATGATACACAGTTATGCTAGAAAAGCAATAGAAGAATATATAGAAGAAGGTGATACACCTTGTCCTAACTGTAATATGCCAACTTTGTTACGCAATGAATCAAACGCCAAGTGCACTGAGTGTGGGCAAGAGTTTGTTTATGTTGACGGAGGAGCACTAAGATTTTTGTGATATGGAATTTATAACAAACACAGGAGAAACAGTAGAAGTAGAATATACTTATGATCCAGGAGAACCAGACCAATGGTATGATTCTAATGGAGATCCAGGAACACCGGGTTATGGACCATCAGCAGATATAAAGCATGTTTGGTATACTAACACGGATACTAATGGTAATCAAGTTACCATAGATGTACAACATTTATTAGAAGAAGACATAGAAGAAAAAATACTAGAATATCATGAAGAATAATCAAGAAACCAAATTTATAGGAGGCATACAGTATATATTAGACAATGGCAGATGGGTCAGCGTCTATGGAATGGATTTAGATCCACATGATCCTAATTATTTATTATTTACACCTATAAAAAGAAAATCAGATGAAAAAGAGTAACAAAAACATATTAATTTATTCCTCTGCTGTAAAAGCAATGTCTCATTTAGATGAGGTAGATATACATCCTGGCAATAGCCAAAGAAACTTAGATGCAGCATATGAAAGATTAGTTGATATAAAAACTATCTCTCAAATAGCTGTAGATGAGTCTATTGATGAAAAAATGTCTGTCTATAAACCAAAGAAAGCAAGACAGTACAGAAGTAACCAAGGAAGATCACCTGAAAAAATGGAAAAGATTTATAAAGGTTGCTTTTGGGTAACACTAGTAGGTCTATTACTGATACTAGTGTTTTTGCTGCAGGGATATATAATGACAGCAACCTTATGAAAGATAACTTATATATAAAAGCATCAGTCAAAAACGGTCAACTATATTTTCCTATTAAAGCAATGGGTACTAAATATAGAAAGTTCTTTGAACAATTAGAAGATGGTTCTAGACTGGAGATATTTGTTGGTGTGAGTGGTGCTAAGGGTAGTAACCCACAATTAGCACGCTTACATGCAATGATTAGAGAAATAGCACAAGAAATTGGCTACACTTTTGAAGAAGCCAAGATACAAGTAAAAAGATCCGCAGGATTATGTTTTGTAAAAGACAAACAAGAGTATTGTAAATCTTTTGCAGACTGTGATAAAGATGAATTGAATTTAGCAATACAATCATGTATAGAAATAGGAGACTTTAATGGTATGCAGTTACGCTAAAGTAATTTTACTTTGTATTTCTTTTAGCTTAGCTTCTGCTTCTTCACTACCCTCCATCATTAATGCAGTAGCTTCTCTAAGATCTGCTTGAGTAGCTGTAGTTTTAGTAGGCTTGTTTAGTTTTTGATCATAAGCTCCTACTTTTATTGTTTGTAATAATGAGAAAAGAGTATAAACTTGTTTTTCCCAATTATCAAGAGTGACACCTTCCATTGGATTAGTTCCATTACGGTGTTGTTCTGTGATTTTATCAAACTTTGCAAAAGTTTCACCTACAGTATCAAGCTTTTGATCTTTGTGTATCATATCAGTAATAATGTTTTGTAATGAAACAATATATACTGTAGATAATTCAATATTTTTGACTACATCTTTGTAGTCCCACTGATCATAAGTTAAAAGCTTTTCACTTGCCATAATAATTAATTTAGATAACAAATATACTATAATTTACTAAAAAAATGGAAATAAACATCAATACATTAAGAGATAATTTAAATGATAAACTAGAACAGAGCGGTTGGAGCCGCATGCTTTCACCTTATGTTAATGGTTTGAGCTTTGATCATATAATGAATACACTAATTGAAAACGTTGAGCAAGGCAAGCGCTTTACTCCAAGATTTAAAGATGTGTTTAATGGCTTTTATGAATGTCCTTATGATGATATGAAAGTTGTTATAGTGGGTCAAGATCCTTATCCACAACTAGGTGTAGCTGACGGAATTGCATTTAGCTGCAGTAGAAAAGGTAAAGCTGAAAAGTCTTTACAATATATATTAAAGCAAACAATTGGTGGATATGAGCAAACAGGTAGAGTTATGTATACACCAGAAGAATGTGATTTAAGACGTTGGTCTAACCAGGGCGTGTTGTTAATTAATACAGCATTTACATGTGAGATAAATAAAATTGGTTCTCACTATGCCATATGGAAAAGCTTTACTGAATATATTTTTGATAATATAAATAGACACAATAAAGATACTGTGTTTATACTTATGGGTAAGAAAGCAGAACAATGGCAAACATTAATTCCAAACTGTAAAATTTTAAAATGTCCTCACCCTGCATCAGCTGCATATAGAGGTGGAGAATGGAACTGTAATGACGTTTTCAACAAGGCTAATCAAGAATTAGAAAAGCTAGAGAAAACTTGTATAGAATGGTAAATTTTATTACCTTTGATAACCTTAAATTATAATATAAATGGCTAATAACCAGGAACTTAACAAGAAGAGAGCTATTGATGAATTTAAAAAAACTTTTTATACTTCATATGGTGTAAAGTTGTATATTTACGCTCCTGAAAAAAAGAATGAAAGAATTCCTATAGGTGTATTTCATGAAGCTGCATTATCTGCATTACATGAAGAACATCCAAGTTATAGTAGAGTTAAAAATCTACAGCATAGGACTAGATTCAGAGATTATCTTGTATATGTACAAGTTATGTCTTACCTAGCTCATAAAGAGGGTCATAGTAAGACTAGTATAGGTAAATTTTTAAAACGCAACCATGCTACCATTATTAATTCATGTAAAATGATTGAGAATGGATTTTTCAGCAATGATCAGAAAGTATTGGATGCTCATGATAACACTTTAAAACACTTAAAAAAATATGTGGGAACTATTTCAGAAGATACTGAAAGCAAACCTGACTCCAAACCAGAGCTTGATCCTATTTGGTATGAAGCAAAAAATCTCCTTACCAGAGGTAGTAGCAAAGGATAGGGATGTTTTAGTAAGCAAAGGCTTTCTTGAATTAAAAGATGGTCAATATACAATGACAGATAAAGCCAAAGCAATTTGTGCTACTCTAGACAGTTATTTTATTAAAGCTAAGAAAAAGACTGATATTCAATTAATGGGTAAAGACTTTGTAGAAAGAATAAATAGCTATAGAGAAGTATTTCCTGCTAAAAAATTACCAAGCGGTAAACCAGCAAGAAATAATGTCAAAGCTTTAGGAGAAGCATTTAGATGGTTCTTTGAAACATATGATCATACATGGGATGAAGTACAAAAAGCAACTAAGATGTATGTAAATGAGTATAGAGATGCAGAGTATATGTACATGCAAACAAGTCAATACTTTATATGTAAGCAAGATAAGCATAGGGTCAAACATTCTACTTTAGCTGACTACTGTGATATGATAGTAGAAGGTGTAAGTACAGAACAAGATCACTTTAAAGAAAACGTAGTATAACTAATTAAATAAATAATATGGGTAAACCAACACCAGCATGGGTGGGCCAGTACACAGCCTTCAATGATGCACTAAAATATATGTATGCTAGGTCAACAGGAGAAGAGAAATCTATTTACACTCCATGGCCTAAGTTTAATGATGCAGCTACTGATGGCTTAGAATGGAACACACTAACTGTTATTGGTGGTAGACCTGGCTCAGGTAAAACTCTGATTAAAGATCAGATTATACGTGAGTCTTTTATGCTTAATCCTAATGATGAATTCAGAGTTCTTGAGTTTCAATTTGAAATGGTTGGTAGAACATCAGCTATTAGAGAATTTAGTTCTATAACCGGTAAAACATATAAAGAATTATGTAGTGCTGGATCTGTCTTAAGTACTGAAGCATTAAACACATGTCATCAGTATGCTAAAGAAAGAGTAAAGTATCCTGTAGATATTATATCAACACCGTTAACTGTTAATCAAATGCGTGATCAAATTGATCAGTATATGACTAAACATCAAGGTAAGAAAACTATAATTACACTAGATCATACAATGCTTGTAAAGAGAGCGCCTTATCAAAACAATTCATTAGATATGTTATTTGAATTAGGTGAATTTTTTACTCAATGTAAAAGAGATTATCCTTGTTTATTTATTGCACTGTCACAACTTAATAGAAATATTGATAACCCTGACAGAGCAATTGATGGTAAGTATGGTAATTATATTCTTGAGTCAGATATATTTGGATCAGATGCTATGCTACAACATGCAGATATGCTGATTGGTATTAACCGGCCAGCTAAACAAAAGATTAGGTTCTATGGACCTGATAGATATATTATAGAAAATGATAGGACATTGGTATTGCATTTCTTAAAAGCAAGAAATGGTGATGCAAGAATGAGTTTTTTCAAAGCAGAGTTTGAAAAGATGCAGATTGCAGAGATGCCTACTCCTGGACAACAAGAACGCAGATGATAAGCACTAAAAAATTAAATACAGAAATTATGGGATTAACTCCTGAGCAACGTAAGCAAAAAGTAAATAAATTAAGAGAAGAGCATGAAGATTATTTTCAAACAATGGGTAATCTAAATGCACTGTATATACCAAAGATGGCTTATAGGCCTAAAGGTAAAGATGAATTGTATGTATCATTCTTTCCTAGTGAACTAGAGAAAGATAAAGATATATATACAGAGTTTGTTAGTATTGACTATGATTCTGAAGACCCAAAGAGAACATTATATCTACATAGATCTAATCCTCATTGGAAATCAGAGTATGAGTTGGTTACTTCTAGCTCAGGATTTCAAAGACATCTTATACCTGTAAGTGAATTAAAAGTTATTAATGATATAACTTCTAGGGGAAAATCTATTATAGAGGAACCTAAATTTGTAGCAGATATAGGTAAAACATTATTTGATTTACCAAATCCAGATGCAGGATCAAACACTGATCTTGTAGATAAGCTTGAAGAAATCAATCAAACATTAATCACATTAACCAAAGTAATCAATAAATTCAATAAATAAATCATGGCAAACAGCGTATTAGTAATTGCTGATTCAGGTACAGGAAAGTCTACCTCAATCAGAACATTAGATCCCAAAGAGACTTTCATTATAAACATAGCAAATAAACCTCTACCTTTTAAGGGTTGGAAGAGTAAGTATACTCAGATAACTAAAGATAATCCTAAAGGTAATCTTACCTCAGCTGCTACAGCTCCTGGTATTATTAAGGCAATGCGTCATGTAAATGATAAAATGGGCCATATCAAAACTATTGTTGTTGATGATTGGCAATATATGAGTTCTTTTGAATATTTTGATAGAGCTAATGAAAAAGGATATGAAAAGTTTACTCAGATTGCAGCTAACCTAGCACAAGTTGCTAAGTTACCTAAAGATCTAAGAGATGACTTGACTATTATTTTTCTAACTCACTCAGAAGATTCAACTGATATAAATGGGAATAGAAAGATCAAAGCTAAGACTGTTGGTAAAATGATTGACAACACACTAACTTTGGAAGGCTTATTCTCAATTGTTTTATTTGGAAAAGTAAATAAAAATGATGATGGTGAACTTGAATATGGTTTTGAAACTCAAAACAATGGAGAGAACACATGTAAATCACCAATGGGTATGTTTGAAGATAAATTTATCAAAAATGACCTACAATTTGTAACCAGTTGTATTGAAGAATACAACAAATAATTAATAATTAATAAAAATCAAAATTATGTTAAGTACTAAAGACATGTCTGCCGGATCAGGTGGAACTAAACCAGTAATTGGAACAGGTAATCAAAAAGTAATGATCAATTCAATAACATTTGATCAAACACCATATGATGTAAATGCATATAATATTACATTACATGTAGAAAGTGAGCCTATTGAAGGAGAGTTTAATGGCTTTCTTAAAGATGTAAATAATCCTAATGGTGAGCGTTATGCAGGCCAAGTAGGTAGAGTAAGATTCTCTCCATATCCATTCAAAGATGCTACATTGGCAAATGGTAATGAAATTAACCGTGATACTGAAGTATTGAAAGCAATGGTTTTCTTATCTGAAGTTGTTGGTAAGAGAGATGAGCTTGATGCTATTGAGGCAGGAACAATTGAAGACTTTATGATTAAAGCTGCAAAGATTTGTTCTGGTACAGGTTACATCAACGCTTGCTTAGGTGCACGTGAGTGGGAAAATAGAGAAGGTTATGTTAACAATGATCTATTTTTACCAAAGAGAAACAGAATGGGTGTTCCTTTAGAAGCACTAGAAACAGAGAACTCTAATCTTGTACAATTTGATAAGAATGATACCAATCATTTCAGACCATTTGTAAAGAAAGATGCAGCTCCTGCTAATAACTTTGAACCAGCTCCTACTGCAGGATCTGATTTTGAACTTTAATATCTCCAATTAGAAAGTGTGGGCTCGGTATATTGCCGGGCCCATTTCTTTTTAATATCTTTGGTTTTATGTTTAACACAAAAAACATTGTAGGAGAAGGACAGGATGTACCAAGTACTTGGGTATTTCAATACTATTTAGATCTTCCTGAAAAGCTTACCGGCCAAGACATTAAGATTAAATCAATTTTTAATCCTAATGAAAGGACACCAAGTTTTTGCATATATGTAGATAAATCCATTATGCAGTATAAGTTTAAAGACTTTTCATCTGGTTTTCAAGGTGATGGTATTGAATTGGTAAAGTGCATGTTTGGATTAGATACAAGAGGTCAAGCTATAAGTAAAATTATTGATGCTTATCAAGAC